TGGCGCTTTTTGCAGAGTGATCCAAAAGGTCTGGCCGCTGGCATGAGTACGTACGCCGCAGTGCATAACAATCCGTTGGGTTATATCGATCCATCGGGGCTAAATGCTATTTTCTTACTTAATCCGGGTGGTGCGTACTTGGGCTCGATGTCTGGCACTTATGGAGGGCATGCTGCCGTAGCTATCGGTAATGATGAAACGGGTTGGAATTATTATTCTGAAGATGGCCGTGAAAATGGAATTCAGCAAACTACAACGGAGAGTTTCCCTGATTTGGCCTCTCTTGAAAATGCGCTTGGGAATATTTATACCGTGCAAGAAGGTGTGTACACGCAACCATTACAAGACATACTGATGAAGACATGGGCGCAACAACATTTGCATGATCCTTATGGGGTATGGAATAACTGTGGCGATTTTGTGATGAATGTTCTGCGGGCTGGCAACCTTCATCCTACGTCTAATAGAACAGGACCAACAGTTCCAAACGAAATGGGGATAAATGATCCAAATCGTATGGACTTAGAAGGGACGAACCCTGCTTTGATACATGAAATGCGTAATTTTGATACTGTGCCGCACTATTGGTCTCCATTCGATCCGTTGGAATCAGGGCCTCCTAGACAATGAAAGGAAGATTTAATATGGCAAACATTAAGATCGTTCCTTTTGTTATTGTGGGAACCATTGTTCACCTTGGCTTGTGCGTGGCGGCCTTCATGCCACGCGTAAATTGCGGTTTCAACGATGCCTGTATGTTGGCTATGTCGACGCCTGAGAAAATTTTTGAAGATATAATGTCTCTGCCGCTTGGCTTATTGGTTATTTTATTCCATGCGGGTGGCGGCAGAGCGACTGGATTGACATTCCTTTATCCAGTGCTGAACTCGCTTTTGGCAGTGTTGATCATATGGTTTGCTTTGGTTCGTCCTTTGGTTCGGCGGGCAAACAAAAAGAGTGCCTGAGTGCCTATGCCTACAACATCTTGGGCAAGATAGTGGCAAGCGGGTATCCATCAGCGTGACAAGACAGCGGACAGCGGAGACGAATGCTACCCGTCGTCGCTGTCCGCTGGCTGTACCGGTCGGGTGGTCCCATTTTTTGCACCGAGGCATTAAATGAACACTCGACTCATGCTGTTGTTATGCTTCCTTTGCTGCACGGTCTCACTACCGTGCTTCAGTCAGACCTCGGGGATGCGAGTCCTCTCGGATCACGACGACTCGTTGAAGTTGACGCCCGCACAGGTCAAAGAGAACGAGATCAAGGCTCTTGATGGTTCGCCAGAGGCGGCAAATAAGCTGGCCAACTACTACCAGGGCTGGGCGAATGACGTTCCGAAGGCAATGGAGTGGTACCAAGTAGCGGCCGAGAACGGCAGTACGGAGGCGATGTGGAACTACTACGAAGTCTCCACCACCGCCACGTTTCCCGACTGGGTCCGCCGCGGCCGCTTTTGGCTCAAGAAGGCAGCTAGCATGGGTAACAGGCGCGCCATAGAAGAGCTTCAAGATTCGAATAAGGAATCGCGAGTCGTTAAATAGTCCCTAAAATTACCTGGCCGGATTTTAATAATTCGTATTGAAGCAAAGATAGATGATTGGTGCGTGGATGCCGGATGCTTATAGTGACCCGCGTTATCAACGAATCCCTGATGATTGGCGATGACGTCGTCGTGACCGTGCTGGGCATCCGTGAAGGTAATATCCGCCTGGGTATTTCGGCCCCCAGGCATGTATCGGTACATCGAGAAGAAGTCTACGAACGCATCGAGCGTGAGCAGAGGCCGATGCGTGACCAGTCAGATCGTTTCTCAGAACAGCCGTCATCGTCTGCATGGTCGACGCCGTCCCCGCGTGATGTCACTCAGATACCTGTGACATCTCGCGGCCGCGGCCGCCGAACACCGCCCAAGTAACTTCACCACACCGGCTTGGCGTAACAAGCGTGTATCCATCACCGTGACACGACAACCGGCACGCGGAAACAAGTGCTACCACTCGTCGTCGCTGTCCGCTGGCTGTTTGTTGTCGCGGTGCTCGAGCTCCAATTGGGTGATAAAACCCGCATCGCCGAGCAACTGCTCGGCCTTGACGATGATCCAGTCCACCGCATCGATCTCCGGCTTAAAACCGCGCACGGTGACGTGCATTTCGGGGTACAGATCCGCGCGACCACGAGCGAGCGTGTAGTTGAACGTCACCGTGCCGCGTCGCAGCCGCGTGTACTCGCTGCGCGCGGCGCGCATCGCATTGCTCTTGGTGGCGTAGATCGTACGCAGGGTCTTGACCCCCTTGCCGTCGTCGACGCCGACCAGCACGTCCCGCGTTTTCCCGCTGCGCGTATCGTCGTATAGCGCACGGATGCCGCTGTACGCGTTGCGGTCGGCGACGTGGTAGCGGTGCTGGTCGCCCTGCGCGCGGGTCAGTGTGACCTTGGGCAGCGGCTGGCCGGTGGCGGTGGTGCCCTGACCGATGGGGCAGAAGATCAGCGCGCTGGACTTGATCGTGGCGACGGCGTCGTAGCGCTTGCCGAGCCGCGTCAGGAAGTTGATGTCACTCTCGTTGGTCTGGTCGATATGGTCGATCGCCATGGCCGCCAGATCCGGGTGGCAACGCGCGGTGAGCTTGTTGCGTCCGGCGAGCTGATTGACGATCGCGCCGACGGTGGTGTCGCTGTAGCTCTGCTCGCGCTGCTGACGTAGATCGCTGCGCAAGTTGGCACTACGCCCGCGCATCACGATCACGTCGGGTGCGCCGGCATGCTCCAGCTCATCGATGACAAAGCTGCCCTTGTCGGTGAGGCCGCTGTCATCCCAGCCCAGCCATACACGCAACGTGGCGGTGGTGGGCGGCAATGCCAGCTGGCCATCATGGTCGCTGAGCGTGATGTCGAGCTGGTCGGCGGTGTCCTGCCGACAACTGGTGACGGCCAGCCCGACGAGGCGCGGCATCAGGGTCGCGGTGAGGTCGCGGCCGTCGAGTGTGACCTTCCAGCGCGGCTGCGGGTTGCTGCTGGTCATGCGAGGTGGCTCGCACCGCTGCCACTGCTGTCGATGGTCGCCATCGTGGCGCCGTTCCCCGGTGGCGCGCTGGACACCAGTGCATCGTCGCTGCGTTTGAGGCCGATGCTGAAGTCGGTACGTCGCGCGATGCCGTCCTGCGTGAACGCGCTGCCGCCCTCGGACAGAGTTTCGATCACCCACGCGCCGAACACGCGGCCGGCGCCATCGATCATCGCGTAGGCGTCGCCGGCATCGGCCATGCCGCGCAGGGTATCCAGACTGTCCAGCTTGCCAGCGATTTCCGGCGCCAGCACGCCGGACAGCGTGATGGCGTCGTCGCCTGGGCCGACGAACTGCAACGCCGGGCGCGCGCCGACACGACTGTTGGCCGCATGTCGCCACGCGGTAGAGCGCTGCAGTTCGCTGTACGCGAGATCCGACAGCTGGAACACGAACTGGCCAAGGCACATCAGCATGGAGTTACTCCGTGTCACTCAGGCGGCTGCGGCTGGCAGCGGCTTTGGCACGTTCGCGTCGATCGAGTTCGGCCGAGACCGCTTTGGCCGCATCGGTTTCGCGTCCCGGCGCCGCGGTGACGTTGATGGGATAGTGGTTGTTGGTGACCGTTGCCCCCGTGCCGCCGGCACGCAGCGGTGGCCGGTTGTCCAGGGTGAAACGCGCCGATGGTTTCACGTCGTCATCCGCACCGGTGTTCCAGTGCAGCCCGCTTGCTACCGCCGCCTCGTCTTGGATGCCCAGCTTGGCCTTGAGCGCGCGCCATTTCTCCATGAAGCCGTCGATCTTGTCGGAGATCCATTGGAACGCGCTGACGAAGGGCGCTTTGATCGCTTCGCTGACGGTCGACCAGGTGGTGCCCAGCCAGTCGATCAACTGCCCCCCATGGACGACGATCCAGCCGGCGGCCGTGCCGATGGCGGTACCGACGGCGGTGAAGCCCTTGGCCAGCCACGTGACGAGCGTGATGGCACTCATGAGCACGTCACCCAGCACGCGGCCAAAGCTCACGCCGTTAGCGGTGGCGCCGGCCAGTTGTTCCTTAGTGGCCTCGAACGGCGTGAACAGCTGAGTGATCCAGCGCCACACGGCGCCCATGGCGATCGCGAGCGCTTCCCATACCGGCTTCAGCGGTGCGAGTGCTTGGCCTAGCGCAGTCAAGGCGGGGCCGGCGACGTCGCGGATGCCCTGGCCGATGCCGACAAAAAACGCCTTGACCGGCCCCCAGTATTTCCACACGAGGAACAGCAGTGCTGTCACGGCGGCGACCAGCGCCAGCACAGGCACGCTGATGCCGGTGATAGCCAGCATCGCGGCGCGTGCGCCGATGCCAACGCGGCCGAGCAGGCCGACGCCAGAGGCTTCACCGCCGGCATCCCGACGTGCCAGCCCACCCAGCCCGGCGCGACCGATGGCAAAGCGCAGCAGCGCGAACTGACCGATCAGGCCACCCAGCGCAATCATGACGCCACCGGCAGCGACCATCAGAATGCCGAAGCTGGCGGCGACCAGGGCGAGGCCTTTGGCGATCGCCGGATGTCGTTGTGCGGCGCCGGTGAGGTTTTTCAGCAGCGTCACCAGTTTCTGCAACGCGCCCACGTAGACCGGCAGCAGGGTGGTGCCCAGCTCTTTGTAGAGGTTGGCCTTCTGCGCGAGCAGCTCGGCCTCTTGCCCTTGCGCAGATTCGGCGGCTCGGTTGTAGGCCGCATCCGTGCCCTCAAAACCGGCCGATGCCACAAGCTGTTTCTGGATGTTGCCGCGCTGCATGTACAGGCCGGCAAACAGGTCGCCACCCTTGCGCGCGCTAAACAAACTGTTGAGCTTGCTGACCACTTCGTTCTCGGTCAGCTTGCCCTTGGGATCGATCCGCGGGATGACCTCCTTCATCATGTACTCGAAGGGGTTGGTCTCGTACAGCGCCTGGTTCTTCAGTGCGCCGGGCAGCATCTTGGTGATGTGGCCGTTCTTGCCGTACTTCACCGCGCCTTTGTTCAACAGGCCGAGCTGGCTGAGCGCCTCGGCAGTCTGCTGGGTGCTGCGGCCGGCCGCCCAGTTCTGATACGCGCTGGCAAAGCCGGTACCGGAACGCATGCCGCCCATTTCCTGAATCGTGTGCATGGCACCGAAGAACAGCGACTTCTCGTCCATCTGTTTGGTGGCCACGCCGCCGA